ACCTCACACAGAAGTTAGAAACGCGTCTCATCTCCACAGAAATGAAAAATAAAGTTTTTAGCACGACAACCGATCGTGTGTGCCATTTGGTCGGGACGGCCCGACTCGGAGAGCATCCGGAAATGCAAACAGAGCCAGCCTTTGGTCTGTACCGTGGTTTGGTCCTCATCTTGGATCAACACGGTGCGCCCGACGCTGTTCTCGTCTCTCTCTGCAAGCAGCTCTATAGCTTTCTTGACACCAAGGACGAAATGTTGTTCCTTAAGCGTGCGAAGTTGTACCTAACCCTGTTCATGGCCAAGTACCTTCGCAATGATCTGCCTAAGGGAACCGACGAAGTTCCGTTCACCGGCGCCTGGCGCAAGTGGGCGAAGCCCCGTTTGATTGCGTACAATAAGCGCAATACCCACCTCTGGTTCAGCTTCCTCCAAGCTAAGCGTTCCGCTTACCCGTTGTCTGATGACGTTGTTCTCTACCACTACTATGAACATAGTAAAGGTATGCAGATACGTGATCCGTTAACGGATGAACCCCAGCTGCATTCTGATTTGATCAATGCAGTCCGCCCACTACTCCGCGCTATGAACAAGGCGCTGCTGAAAGATGTTGCGAAACGTCCTTCGGTATACCTCCGCCCCCGCCACCAGCCCTCTACATCCGCATCTCTCAATAGTATGCGTATGCAAGGCGGTCAGCAAAACGAGCTCATTTCAGAGCTGTTCGGTGAAGATCTCGAGCTCCACATTGAGAGCCTCGTTGATTCTATCCCCCGGGGCACCGTTCCCTACGACGAGATCCGTCGTTTCCGAATGGTCCATCGCCCGCACGTTCAGGCCCGTCGTAAGATCCGTATGACTGCGCCCGATCGTCGAGGTCGCTTTCGCGACTTCGCGGTGGATGTCGATACAATCGCCTTTAACCAGGTCGATTGGGTAGACGAGGATCCAGAGCGCCTTGCGCTTTGGAGGAGTCAGTTGGTTCCGCGAGCCATCGAGTACGTCGAAAGTCATCCGACGCTAGATGCTAAGATCCAAGCTGTTCTCGAGCCTTTGAAAGTCCGTGTGATTTCCAAGGGTCCGGCGCTCCCTTATTACGCATCCAAGCCCCTGCAAAAATTTATGCATGACTTTCTTCGACGCATTCCTTGCTTCCGCCTCATTGGATCCCCATCAGATCCTCTGGCCGTGATGTCGATCACGACCCCCGAGAACTCCGGTCCGGCGTTCTGGTACTACTCTGCCGACTATCGAGCATCGACCGACAATATATCCGCTTTGGCGTCTCACGACGTCCTCTCGGGTATTACTGAAGGCCTTGCTCCCGAGCTGGTGAAGCTTTACCTAGCCGTTCTCGCCCCCCATGAGGTCCATTACCCCCCCGTCTTCTTCACTGATCGTTTGGAAGACGTCGGTCGTAAGCTCGCGACGAAATACAACGGACGATTCGTCTCTGATGAGGACGGATATATGGTCATCTGTCCCGACGTTGTATTCTGGTTGAAGCCCCTTTCACGTGGTGGCTGCAACGTCACTGTTCGCAGTGTGTTGCAGACAAATGGTCAGTTGATGGGATCAATTCTCTCCTTCCCAGTTCTCTGCATTATCAATTGTGCACTCGCTCTACTCGCCAAGGGTCTGCGTCCACGAAGTTTTAAAGACTTCCTGCGCATGACTCAGGAGTTCCTAGTTAATGGCGACGATTTTCTCGGTCGCTTCACTAAGGAACAAATCGAAAAACATGCCCTTCTGGGTACGTCGATCGGTTTGCCTCTCTCCGTTGGCAAAACCTACGTGCACAAGCGTTATGCAAACATCAACTCAATCTGCTATGATATTGGCAGTGACGGCCTCGCTCGCGAGATACCTTATCTCAACAGCGGCTTGTTCTTTGGCCAGAACAAGGTCCTCGGTCGACATTCGAACGAACGTATTGGCGCCGAAGTAGACGAACGTGTTCCACGTCTGTCCGTCCTCGACGCACTCGTTGCTGGATCTCTGCCTGGTAAGCAGTGTATTCTCCTCGAACGATACATCTCTGAATGTCGGGATGAGCTGTCCCTCGAAGTCCGTGGTCGCAACCTCTTCATTCACCAGTTTTTTGGTGGATGGGGTTGCCGGCGCCCCCCCGGCTTCGAATGGCGTGTCACGGAGTCGCAGCGACTCTATGCCACGTGGTGCTCGATCGCTAGTGGTAATATCCCGGCCCAGTTCCCGCTACCTCGAGGGTCTTCCTCGGTAGTTGCGAATGATGTCGTCGACATCACCCGCTGGACGTTCCCTTCTGAAACGGATCTCACCTTCCTCCCCCAGCGCCCTGCGAAATTTCCTCGTCGCCATATGCTCTCTGACGACGATCTTGAGCTCGGAGTCCTTCCGCTCATTGGTGACTTCGCTCCCCTCGATTTGTTCGACTCGCCGCCCTCTGTCCGATCCGGTCATACCCCCTGGGTTCCTGACCTCCGACCGTTGCGTCTTTGATCGTGTCCTTTGTCCGCTTCCGCGGACACACGCATTAGCGTGAAAAGACATAGATCAACGTTACGCTACATGGAAAATGGCAACTCCAACAAACGACGCCGCAGCCCGGCCGTCTCGCAGACGAAAACTGCACCCCCAAAGAAGCGCCAGCGACCAAACAAGTCGTCTGTCTCTTCGATCCCTGCGGCACTTTCGACAACGATTGTCACTGCTAGTCCTTCGATTAGCCACTCACGTGATTCTCGCTCTGTCGTCGTGTCGCACGTCGAATTCGTAGCACCTGCTTCGACTAACGACGTCTTTCTTGCCCAGCACTACTCCATCAATCCGGGTCTTGCCACGATGTTCCCCTGGCTCTCCGAAATGTCGAAGAACTATGAACAGTATGAATTCGAAGAGCTCCGCTTCGTCTACATTCCATCCGTGGGGACCGACTTCGATGGATTTGTGGCTTTGGCACCCGAATACGACGTCTACGATCCCGTCCCTGCCACTCTGGCGGAGATGTCGGCTTTCGTTGGCAACACCGTTTGCCAGTCGTACCAGCGCTGCATGGTCGAGTTCGACCCTGTCGCGATGCGCCAGCCCGGCCCTCTGAAGTATATCCGTAAGTCCGCTTCGGACGATGAGGATCTCCAGGAGTCCGACGCCGGCAAACTCGTCTTCGCCTCGGATGGCCATGCCACTCCAGCGAATTCGGGCTTCATCTACGTTGAGTACCGCGTCAAGCTGTACTCCCCGCAGACTGGCGTCACGACTCGTCGCCCTCCTGCGAAAGTGGCAATCTTTGCTACATCGAGCTCGATCGCTCTCGCGAGCAACACTACGACCACTGTGAACTACGATCCCGTTCCTCTCATCAACACGACGAGTATTACCTGCACCGGCGGCGTCTTTACGCTTCCAGCAGACCAGATATTCAACGTCTGCGTTGAGCCGAGTTTGTTCACAGGTGCCTCCGGCAGCACCCTCGGCACCCTCCAAGCGGACACTGACCTCACGATCATTGCCACTGGTAATCCAATTCTCGCACCCATCCAGGGCACCGACGACTTGTATTACATCAATGACACTGTCACGACCGTCAATGGTTCTCCGATCAAGTCCATTTTCTCTGACAATGTTGACTTCTTCGCTTGCATGGGCTCGGGTGGCACCTCCTGGTCCAATCCCACGCGACCTTCATGGAACTTTCTCGCCCGCGGTGACGCCGTTGGTTCGACTCTCCAGATTGCGATGAACCTCACCTACACCCTTGCCAACGGCCAAAGCTCTCCTGTCTTTGGCCTTGACTCCGGTTTCGGCGGTGCCCTCACCACTCTGAATCGAATCACGTTCACCCGCGTCGGTTAAGCTCCACGGCGCGCGATTGCGTCCTCGCTAGTCAGACCTCTTCGGAGCCAGCTCAGGTGATCGCCGCTGCTGTCTGAGATCTATGGTCTGTGGTTCCCTAGCTAATCCCACACGTTTGTCGCAAACAAGTCGCGGAAGACTTGTACGTAGACCCGAGGCTCGACGTGCCGTAAACGCGGATGATGACAGTACCTTTGGTATACAAACGGGCTTGGAACGCTCGATCCTGTCATTTCTCTGGAAAGATTATCTGTACGGGTCTTTTCGTCATACGTTGATACCTGTGAGCCTTTAGGAACCAAGTAAACGACGCGGCATGGCGATCTACCCCGTATGGACGGAATTCTATCATGTTAACTCTGATAGTTAGCCGGGATGCTATCGTAGCATCAGAGCACCTCCACCGATCGGCAGCGGGCCGACCGGGTAACACGACATCTCCGATAAGTCGTGTTTCTTCAACCGCCGTCTGAGCCCTACCAACTCAGTGACCAGTCAAAAAACGTAACTGGCGCGCAATCGAACTGCGCACGGAACCACATATCGTGGCCCTAGGGGATGCTCTCGGCGTTACGTACCGATTACGCACTCCCCGTCTTGGACTCGAC